GATTTGAACGCCCTGGCGGCGGATGCCTTCATCCTGTCGTATCCTGATGCGTTGTCCTGCTGCCTGGCTGACAGCTCGTCATGCCTCTGTACAAGTGCCTCCATGTCGTTTTGTGCGTATTCAAGCTGTCGAGCAAGCTTTGCATACTCATCTGTCTGTGTCACATCACCAAAGGCTTTCCCGCTTTCTATAAGCTCTTGAATGCGTGCGTTTAATTCCTCTACTTTTTCAACTGATGTCGCCTGCCGCTCTATAAGCCCTTCCTGCTCAGTCTTGGCTTTTTCCAATTGTCTGTTGGTTTCTTCATATTTTGCAGAGAGGTCCTTATACCCGCTGTTTTCAGTGTCAATGGTAAAGGCTTTTCCAGTTTCCACGAGCTGCTTCATTTTTTGTTCTGCTTTTTCTATTTCTTCGTACAGCTTTACAATTTCAACCGAAATACTCTGGTATTCTGCCCCGCCTTCCTGTCCGCCTTTTATCAGGGTGTTCCTGCGTTCCATCAGTGCGTCCAGCCTGAACTTGTCTTTTTCAATACTTGTGCTGAGTGCCTCATATTGCGGATCTATATTCTTGGCAAATTCCACGCTGTTCATCTTTCCTGCAAGTTCCGATGATGTTTGTGAAAGTTTTGCAATCTTCTCATTAAGGCTGTCTATCTTCCCGCTCTGTGCGGTCATTTTGTCCATTTCCTTTGAAGCTTCCGCAAGTTCCCTTTTCAAATTCTTGTATTCTGATGTCTCAGGGGCTTTAATGGAGCTTATTTCTGACTGCAATGTCTTAATCTTGTCTGCCGTCTTCAATATTCTGTTTTCAAGTGTCGCTATCTGCGATGTTGCTTTTGACATATCAAATCGTGTTACGATTTTCCATTCCGAATCAGACATTTATCCGATTACCTCCTCCATTAGCTCCTTTAATTCGTCGTGCTCCTTCTGCTCGTCCTCAGTCATAGGCTTTCTGAGGTTTATCAGCTCCCTGTTGTGCCTGTAGAACTCCTTCTCGTGCTTTTCAAGCTTCTTTCCCCTCGCCAGTTTGTTCCGTATGCCTACGACCTCCGAGAACAGCCCGTCCCGTATCTCGTTGAAGTACCCCATGAACGTCCACCAGTGTATGTACTCCGCCTCCCTCAGCTCCGTGTGTGCGACTTTGTTGACCGCTGAGAATATCATCTGTTCGTCCTGCTCCCAGTCATAGAGCTTGGGGTGTCTGTCATTGCCGTCCCCTCCGCTGCCTGTGCCTGGCTGGAGGAACCATGTTATCTGCCATGCCGCCTCGTTTATGTCAAAGCCTTCACGGACTGTATCCTCAATGTCGCTGATTTCCTCAAAGCACTCAAAAAGGAGGTATACAGCCACCTCCCACTTGTCGGACGTGTCCAGACATGGGTCGTTGAAGGCTTCAAACACCTGCAGCACGTCCCTGTAGTCCGTCCGTATCATGTATGTTTCACCGCCGACCTCCAGCCTGTCTGGCAGCTCTCCTATCGCCATATCATCACTCCCTGCCTTTGCGCCTGTCGTGCATTAAGCCTTCCTTTTTGGGCGTTTGTGGTCCTGCGGTTTGTACTTCTCCATGTGTCTCTTCCTCTCGGCCTCGCGCACCTCCACCCGCTTCTTGAAGAGTGCCTCCATCTGCGGTGTAAGGCTGTCGAGAAATTCTATTATGCTGTCGGGGGTCGGCATGAAGTCGGGGATTGCATCATATGCCTCCCTGTAGTACTTCCTTGTCGTCCCTTCTCCGAATATTCCGTCTATTATTTCTGTCGCGGTCTGTGAGAACCCCACGTTGATTTTTGACAGCTCCGCCGCCTTCTCCATTATCATGCCGAAGCTGTCCTCGCCCCTGTATTTCTCCTCTATATCAGCCGCCTCTTTTGTGGCTTTGTCGCCCCTGTCGGCTATCTCCTTGAACCCCGCCACGAACCTGTCAAAAAAAGTGGTGTCATCCATTGATATTACGGTGTATTCATTGTTCTCGTTTAATTCTATCTTTACAAGCCCTGCGCTGCCGCCATGGGCTTTGATTGTTTCCATCTCCATGTCCTGCCCCTTCCTTGTGCATTGCAGGGGCGTGCCTTTTGTGTACGCCCCTTGTCCCTGCTGTGTTTGCTATTATTCTGCTGCCTCTTCAAATGTGGGCACCCTCTTTGTGACGCTCACTGTCCCCTTCTTCCTGTCCCCGTTTGCATAGATGTTGAATGGGATTGAGAAGCCGTTTGTGTCCCCGCCGTATTCCTGCGGTACGACCGTCACCTTCTCAACCCATGCCTCGCCTTTCAGCGTGGTTGTGTCGGAGTTCTTCACCTCGTCAGTGAGGATTGCCTCCATGAGGTAGAATGTTGTCGATTCCTCGTCTGAAAGCCTGTTCATTGCTATATCCTTGATTGGCTCGTAGATTGCATCCTCGGTGCGTGCGAGGTATGAGTCAACATCCAGCTCTGGATTATATCCGCTGTGGTCCGTCACGTTCTCCCCCAGTATGTTCTTTTTTGTCTCAACATCGGGGTTGAGCGACATTGACATTGAATCCATGTCCTTGCCTATGAGTGTCCAGTCCTTCTGGTCCTGTGAAAGCCATGTGGCCTGCACCGCCCTCTTTAATTTTGACATTGTGTCTCCTCCTTCTAAAATTCATTGTTGTACTGTGCCGTCACCGCTATCGCCCAGTCCTCTGTCCTGTCGGCCGTGACGGTCTGCAGGTGCCCTGGTCCCGTCCTGTATATGTTCTCGAAGTACCTGTTGTCGCCCGCAAGCTCGGGGTAGCCTTCCAGCCTGTATATTGTTCCGTCTATCGCCACGGGCTGTCTTTCAAGCCATTTCCCCAGCGTGTCGAGCCATTCCTTTATGCGTGCCCTTTCCTTCTGGGAGGGTGCGCACGCCCTGTAAAATATGTACATGGGGTACAGGCATTCCTGATGCACGTCCCCTGTGACGCTGCGCTTCTCTGATTTAATCACCGCCCCAGACACTGGGAACATTGCAATCCCCGTGTCTTCTGGGAGTGTTGCAAAGGCGATTTCCTCGCCTTCGTCAAGTCCTGGGTATGAGTTCAGTATCTCCATGAGTGCATCGGTGATGATGTCGTTTCCGTCTATGTCGGGGCGTGCCGTCTCTTTATTATCTGCTTCGTTCTCCATTGTTTCTCCTTACTTTAACATCAGCCTGAAATGCGGGATGAGGTTGTACGGCCCCGCCGCCTGCGTTATACAGTGGCATTGGTCTTTCGTCCTGCTCATGTACGCATAGAAGCCACCTTTGTAATCGGCATCGCTTACCGCCTCGGTGTAACCGCAGTCACCCAGGGCTATAAAGTCGAAGTCCTGGGCGTTTGGGTTGAATGTGATGTATGACGGTGCCGTGTCGTCATCCAGTGACGCGTACTGTTTCGGCGGCAGGTACGGTATGCCTTCTATGGCTGCCCCTTCCTGCGTGGTGCGGCAGTTGATGACAAGCATTGCACTGTCCGATGACTCAGTGCCGAAGCGCTGCATTATCGAAGCCCTGTCATTTTCATATTCCGTTTCATGCAGTACGTGCGGTATCCATATATCGCCGCCACCTTTTTTCCTGCGGTTGAACACCGTTATTGTCGTGTCGAACATCCCATACGCCTCCATTTAGTCCAGCCCCGCATACATCAGCCCTGTGCCCTGGAGGTGTTCGGATACCGCATCCGTCATAAGCTGCATCTGTCTGCCGCTGTCCGATACCGCCAGTGTGTACTCCGTCTCGGTCGAGCCGAAGCTTATGCTCTGTACGCCGCTGTTGATTGATTTGATGTTGCCCTTCTGTGGGTCGTTTATTTCCGCCGCCGTCATGTCGAGCTTGTAGAGCACGTCCATCAACGCGCATGTCGCCATCTGTATCTGGGTGCCGTGCTCCTCCAGGTCTTCCCCTGTGATGTGCCCGAAGCAGATATAATTGAGTTTGGCGGCGGCTTTTGACTGCCATTTTGGAAATGAGGACTCGGGCACGGAGTCCCCGTAATACTCGTCAGTGTAAAATTCATATGTCGTGTATTCCATGCCCGTGCCTCCCTCTCATCATCCCTTTGTCTTAATCTGTGCGATTGCTATAGCCTTCTCAGGGTATGCGGTGCCGTCCTCGCTGTTCTTTGCAAGCTCCCAGTTTGAGCCTGTCTCAAGCTGTTCGTTTGTCGGCGAGATGATGCCGTTGTTCTTGAACGAGATACCGTATGGTGCGAACACCTTCCTCTGCCTTGTGTAGAGGGTTGTCTCCCCTCCGTTCTTTGCTGGCTCCCTGTACATCTCCGAAGGTGTCTTGACACCGCAGTCGGTGTATTCGATTGCGCCCTCGCCAAGGACGTATGTGGTGTACGTGTCTGTGTCCGCATCATACGGCATGTCGTCGTCAACAAGCACAGCCCTGCCGTTGAGCGTCATGAGTGTGAGGTCCTTCTCCACGCCCTCCGCATCGGTGTACTTCATATATGCCACAAGCTTCTTGTTCTCGACGTTTGTGGCAACCTGTGAGTGCATTATGGTGAGTGCGAACTTGCTCTTGTTGTCGCCTAGTGCCTTCTGTATGGCTGTGTTGAGCGTTGTCTCGCTGAATTTGGGGTCGTCCTCCCCAGTGATGTCATATGTGTGCTTTGACACGAAGTCCGCATTCTTTGCGCCTGTCATGGCGAATACGCCTTTGAGTGTGCTGATTAATGCAGCCTGGTCAACGTCGTCCCAGAACTCCGCAACCTCTCCGATTGCCGCACTGTAGTCGTCACCCGAGATGTCAGAGTTGAAGTCCTTCTCCGTCCATCCCTGTGCGCGTCCGATTACGATGCGTCCCATCATGTAGTTGCCTCTGCTCTCCGCCGTGATGTCGGTCTTGCCGTCATAATTTGTCGTGCCGCCCTTGAGCCTCTGCTTTATGAGCGTCACCACGTAGTGTCCGCCCTTCTGGTCTGGAAGCATTGCCGCATACTGTGGCTTGTTTACTATTGCACCGCTTTTTAATAGCTGGTTAAGTTTGAGGTTCGGTGTCTCCCTTAGTACACCGTCGAATACCTCCCCGTTGAAATTAACTGTGTCAAATAATGGCATTTGTCATGTCCTCCTTCTTACTGTTTCAGATATGGCGTTATGTCCATATCTGGGTTCTGGTTCTTCTGTTTCATCAGTTCCGCTATTGAGGGCTTCTGTCCGCCCTGCTGCCCGCCAATCGTGTTGCCGATGCGCTGTGAGCGGTTCTTCTGTGCCTCGATGTCCTTCTCGCTTATAAGGATGTTTGGCTTGTACTCGCCTTTATCATCCTTTACGATTGAATCGAAAATGTCTGAGATGCTGCGCCCCTTTGCCGTGTCCTTCTGGAGTTCCGCCACGAGGGTGTTCTTGATCGAGTCGGCTGTGATGTCGTTTACAAAGTGCTTGTCCCCGAAGAACTCCGCAACCTGTGCGCTTATCCTCTCGGTCTCCTCCTTTGCCGCCCTCTCCTTGCGCTCCGTCTCGATTGTGGCGTTGAGCTCTGCTATCTTTGCGTTCAGCGCCACTGTGTCGCCAGCGTCCTCCTCGAGCTTCTGGACTTTCTTCTCCAGCTCGCTGTACTGTGCCTCGAGCTGTTTCTTCTCGTCCTCGAGCTTTTCGGTCTTCCTCGCCTTCCTGTCCACCTCTGACTGTGTCACCCAGTCCCCTGCGAACTGCTTCTCGATTTCGGGGGTTACTGCAATCCCCAGTTCCTTCATTTTGTCGATTAAAATCATGTCTCCTACCTCTTTCTACAAGTCTTTTACCCAGACAGCCTGGTATGAATGAGTATGCCATTTAACCCATGGCTGGTGAATGCCGTAACAGGGAGTCGGACCCCGTACTGCTGCCCTTCTGCGGCTTACGGCACACAAAAAGAACCATGTTTCCAAGTCTATGATTTTCTAGTGCTGTTCCAAAATTCATGTTTTCCCCTTCTTTCTTTTACAAATTTTTATGGTTATTATTGATAAAATAGATATATTTTGATATAATATAATCAAGATATATCTGAGAAGGAATTGGTCGCCGTCCCCTATTATGGACAGATGATTAATTCCTTCTTTTTAATATCTTTATTATCTTATCATCTTTTACTATCATGACATTTTGTATAAAGCCTGTATGATAAGACTCGAACAGTTTACTAGCCTGTTCTATTAAATTTTCTTCGTCCAGCGGGCAATTTGAAATGTCAAAAACAAAATTAGGTGCTTGTTGTTTTTTCTTATTAACCATATTATACAGAACATTATCGCTTTTACCGATTGGCACTTTTAAATCATATTTTTCGCCATCAATCATAAAATCTGGGGTTGATATTCCTTCTGGTTTCACAACCCTCGGCATCATCTGTATGTTTGCACCAATTTGCTCTTTTAAAATTTCCGCAATATGTCTTTCTTTTTTTGAATAATCCAAAACTACGTGTTTTCCATCCACCTTGTATGTTATTCCGTCCTTCGTGTATTCCTGTATGTCCCTGACCTCGTGGCTGTTTGGTGTGGCATTCTTTAACCATTCCTCCGTGACATCTTCATAATTTTTTCCATTCTCTGCCTTTTTATGAAACTCACCTGTATCATTCTCCACGCCCTGCTTCTTTGCTGTCTTCAATCTCCAGTTCTGCCTTGGAAGGTGGTGGTCTTTGCAGAAGTCGTCGTAATCCTTCCTCTCCTGTATGAGCTGTGACTCTATGGCTGCTGCCTTGTCCTCCTTCTCGGGTGTCTGCTTCCCCTGCCTCTGTGCGTACAGCCTCCGTTCAAGCTCCCTTATCTTCCTTTCACGCCTTCTCTGCTCCTGGTCGAGCGCGTAGCGTTTTTTGTTCTCATCGCTGTCTATGGGCTTCTGGGTGTTCTTGTTGATTCCTGGGTAGAACTGTGTGAAGCTGTGGCGGCAGTTTATACCGCATATGCCCTCTATGGTGCCGTAACCGCAGGTGTCAACGAAGTCTGGGTACTCGCCTTTGAATACCTTGTGCAGGAACTTCTTGACCTTCTGGAAGAATGAGTATGATTTCTCATTCTCCTTTATCTCCTCGTCGGTGGGCATGTACTTTGAAAGCTCCTCCCTGTTCCAGTCGAGCCTGTATACCTTGCCCTGCCACCATGAATGGTTTGTGTAATCGTCGGCATTTGTTACCCTTGCACCGTAATGCTGCGAGGTCAGGACGTAGTTTACGCCCATCTCCGCACACCTTGTAAGCACTATATCGCCTGCCGCCTGGTTTATGCCTGTCCTTACCGCCCTTGCGACTGCTACCTCCATTCGCTCCGTACGCCTGGCAAAGCTCACTGTCGTCACGCCCTTCCTGGCAAGGCTGTCTATTGCATCGCTTATAGCCTGGTCCATGCTCACTCCCGACTGTGCCAGGTGGTATGCCTCATCACATGCGTCTATGTATGCGTTCTGTCCCTCCCTTGCGGTGGTTGCAGTCATGTTCCTTACTGTGCCTTTTGTCTTTTTGTACGCTTCCTCAAGCAGCCTCACTTCCTTTGGTGTCATATTGAGCTTTTTGGCGTTCTTTCCAAGCCCCACCTTCTCCCATTGGTCAAGGTCGTCATCCGTTATGTCTTTCAAATTTCCATTATCGTGTTCAAACTCTATAACCTCTTTGGTGAATGTGGTGTTCTCTGCGCTTATCTTGTCAGCCGCATCCAGGAAGGCCTTCTCAATCTCGCCTTCCAGCTCTGGCATCCTCTTTTTTAACTCCCCTATTATGTCCTGCTGCACCATGCCAGCATTTTCAAGCTTCATCACGTCATGCACGCTTGAAGGTATGAGCCTCACGTCACCCTCGGCCTCGAACAGTGCCTCTATCCTCCTGGCTATCCTGTCTATAAGTATTGTGTTTGTCTTTGACACCGCATCCTCTGCGGCTTCGGTTATCCTTTGAAGGTATTCGGGTGTAAGCATGTTATTTGATACTCCTTTTGGCGACTCTTACCCATTCTGATTTGTGGTTCTTTATTGCAACGTCGCGCCAGTGTGCCTGGGCGTTTGGATCTGTATATACAAGGTTTCTTTCCGAGGGTATCTTCTCTATTCCAGGTCTGCTCCAGTAACCGTGTTTTGGTGAGTAGAATGCCCCTACGTTGTATACAGGATCGACATACACTATTCCCTCATGCTGGTAGTGTC